CAACACTCAAAAAACAGCTTTGAACGAGCAAGCAATTCAGCAAATAGCAGATGGTTTGTCGCGTCAAGTAGAAATATCACAAGCCACAGACGAAAAACTAGGAACTCTTATTGAGTTAATGCTTAAAGAAAGACGATGAAAATGGTATTCGCCCTTTTGTTTTTAGTTAATGGTGAAATAGTAGAAGATAGAACACTTTATTACTGGAAAAAATCACATTGTATTTATATGTGTCAAGAACTATCAAGACCAAGCATAAACTACGAACCAGTTGAATGTGTGTGTCAAGTTCAATGGGTAGATGAAACAGACAAAGATATAAAGTGAAACAGTTGGTATTTGCATTAATGTTAGAAACACTAAATGAAAAAGGTCTTGTTACAGAAGAAGAAGAATACGGTGTGTGGGCTGACTTAAATAAGTGTATTTATTTTGCTAGAAGTCTTAGTCTACAAGGTATTGAAGGAGAAGGCCACATTACATTTAGAGAAGCTTTTCCTATACCAGTTAGAGCTTATTGTAAGCCTAAGTATGTAAACCCCGATGAAACTGTGATATTTGATTAATTATTGGAAAAAGAAATATGATAGTAGAACAATTAATAGCACCAGTATCAGGATTACTAGATAAGTTTATTCCTGATGCAGATCAAAAAGCTAAGTTAGCTCACGAGATAGCTACGCTTTCTGAAAAACAACATCAGGAAATAATGCTTCAACAAATAGAGCTTGCAAAGATAGAAGCACAAGGCAGTATGCTACAGCGAACTTGGCGGCCCATGATTGGTCATTGTTGTTGGGTTGGGTTAGCATATAATGTAATTATAAGTCCATTTTTAGGTATATGGTTACCAGTTCCAGAAATACAGTCTGACTTGCTTTATCCTGTATTATTGGGTATGTTAGGTATGTCAGGTATTAGAGGTGTAGAAAGAGTTAAGGGGAAAGCATAATGGCTACAAAAAAAAGAAAGTCTACAGTAAACAAAGCAGGTAATTACACTAAGCCTACCATGCGTAAAAGATTATTTAATAAAATTAAAGCAGGTTCAAAGGGCGGTAAGCCCGGTCAATGGTCAGCACGTAAAGCACAGATGTTAGCTAAAGAATATAAAGCCAAAGGGGGCGGATACAAGTAAGACCAAAATGTACGTTCATCCTTGGTAAAGGACGGAAGTAGGCATGGGGCCGAAGGAACGCAATTGATTAACATTCAATTCGTTAGGAGGTTAATATGACTACACAAACAAAAACTCAAAAAGTATATAGAGGTGTTAAATACACCGAAGTTAAAAAGCAATCTTCAAGTTTAAACGAAGGCGTTTATCGCGGAGTTAAGTGGAGTAAATAGGAGACTAAAATGAAAGTAAAAGCCCCCTCTGGTTATCATTGGATGAAGCAAAAGAATGGATCATATAATCTAATGAAACATACTGGTAAGTTTGTACCACACAAAGGTGCATCCTTAGAAGCTAACTTTAAAATACAAAAGACCCATGACACGAAGAAAAAGAAAAGATCCTAGAGTTGGGACTGGTAAAAAACCAAAAGGCTCTGGGCGTAGACTTTATACTGACGAGAATCCTAAAGATACAGTCAGAATAAAATATGCAACTGTTCAAGATGCTAGAGATACAGTTCGTAAAGTTAAAAACATAAGTAAACCTTTTGCTCGTAAGATACAAATACTAACTGTATTAGAACAAAGAGCTAAAGTAGCCGGTAAAAAACAACAGGCAGAAATAGCTAAAAGAGGTAAAGAAGCTATAAGGAGAAAGAGAAATGCCACTTAAAAAATCTCAAAGGTCTTTAAAGTCTTGGACAAAACAAAAGTGGAGAACTAAATCAGGCAAGCCTAGTGCTAAAACAGGAGAAAGATATCTCCCCGAAAAAGCTATAAAGGCTTTAAGTGCTAAAGAGTATGCCGCAACTACACGTAAGAAAAGAGAAGACACTAAAAAAGGAAAGCAACATTCAAAGCAACCAAAGCGAATAGCAAAGAAAACAAGAGCATATAGGAAGAAATGAGGTATTTATTTTTAACATTAATTTTTATTAGTGGATGTGCTAATAATGAGCCTAAGTTTGAAGGCGAACCTTTATTTGATAAAGACGAATTACATTGTCCAAAAAATACTATCAAATATTGCACAGGTAGATTTAAAACAGAAATGGAATGCTCTTGTGTTCCTAAAACAATGTTGCACTGGTAATGTCTTTCGGTGAATACAATGGTGGAGATGAAGCTACATGGGTAAAAGCTATTATCTTTTTTATTTTACTTGGTGTTGCCTTTGGTTTAATCTGGTTATTTGGGCCAGAAAATATAGGAGTAGGAGAACAAAATGAATCTATTTAGAAAAGTAATTAATTTCTTTACTAACTCAGAAGATGTGGTTGTTAGAAATAGAAATAAAAAGGGTCAGTATGTAGCTGACGATAAGCAAACCCCAAATAAAAACGAAGCTTATAAAACTGTTCGTAAGAAAAAAGTTGCACCTAAAAGGAAAGCAAATGTCAAAAAAAGATCCTAGATTAGCGAGGGCAGGAGTTAGTGGATTCAATAAACCGAAACGTACCCCCAAGCACCCTACAAAAAGCCATGTTGTTGTGGCGAAAGAAGGTGATAAAATCAAGACGATTAGATTCGGCCAACAAGGAGCCAAAACCGCAGGAAAGCCGAAACCGGGTGAATCTTCTCGTATGAAAAAGAAGAGAGCAAGTTTTAAAGCAAGACACGCTAAGAATATAGCTAAAGGCAAAATGTCTGCGGCATATTGGGCGAATCGTACAAAGTGGTAAGAAATGAAAAGGTTCTGGAGTCTGTGGGCATTAAGCCTAGGAGAGAATGTGGAAGAAGCAGACTCAGACGCTCATAAAGTTGCTATCATTAAAACAACTATCGTTGTTATAAATTTAATTTGTTGTTTCTGTATTATATTAAATACTTTAGTTCGCTATACGTGATTTAAAGATTTTAATTCTTTTTCTAAATAATAATGCATATCTTCTAATTTAGGTTTTGCAATACTTACTAGTTTTTTCATTACATTTAATTCATTATCTTTAAAAACTCTAGACAAATGATTCTCAGGGACACTACTAAGTTCTGTTATAATAGTGCCGCTAGAATCTATAAGAACTCTAAAGCTTATAATGTTAGCTTCATTGAATTTCACAAGACGTACCTACACACGCTAACTCTTGAGAGCCTACTGTATTATCTTCTGTTTCAAAAGCTTGTAACTCTACTGCCCAATCTACATTTTTAGGCATAGTTTTTAAAAGCTCTTGATATTTACTTTTATCTATCTCTTCATAAGGTGCTTGCTGATAAACGTGATCACTATAAGGTAGTAATGATATGCCAGAACAAACATCAAAGTTTTCCCATATCCATTGAGCTACTTCAAGAAACTCATCATCAGTATAGTAAATAGTAATACTAGGTTTATGTTCGCACCAAGCATCTTGATACATCTTCCAAAGTCTTAACTGCTCCATTGCTCCTGTCTGTTTAACAGTAACACTAGACTTTGGAGACTGTACAGGAAAACTAAACACTCTAGATTTAGGAGACATTACATCCTGCTCAACAGGAAAACCCCTATCAGACATAAACACAGAAAGAGGGTCTTTCTCGTCCGCACGTACTCTGCGGATATAATACTGAGAAAAACGAGGGTGGATACCGCTAGCACTATTAACAAGCTGACTAACCGTACCACTTGGTTTAACACATGTGATAGCGGTTGACTGATTAATCTCAAGCTTCTTTGCCCATGCTTTATTAGTTTTGATAGCAACATTTTTCATTTCTCCTAGCCATTGTTCTGTTTTATCAGACGGTTTTCCAAGGGTAGGATGATCCATAATACCTGTTAGACTAACTCCAAGTAATGCTTCTTCTTCTGTATTCTTTTTCCAAACATTTCTTAGATATCTAAAGTCCGTTAAAGTAGCCTGAAGGGTTCCTATAATAGCGGCTATTTTTACTTTTTCTTTTAAAGTTTCTAAGGTGTCATCATTTCTAATTACAACTTCAGATAAGTTACAAAATTGATTTGACCTAAGTATAATCTCAGAACAAGGATTAGTTCCAAAGTCTTGATTGGGATCTCTTCTATCATTCTTAGCGGCTATCTTTTGTGCCGCAACCCTACTAAATATTCCTCGTTCTCCGGCTTTAGATTGATACATGTTTTGCATCTCACTTAAAAAGGCTTCAAAGTCAGGCTTCTCTGTATAGGCTACACTATTGTTAGCTAATCTTCTTTGTCCTTCATTACGCCACCAATCACCCATCTTAGCTTTAGCCATTCTTTGATCCGAAAGATTAGATAAACTAATCAAAGCAGAACGCCTAACACCACCGACAACAACAATGTCAGCAACCTTACATACAATGTCATGGCATTCTATAGAAGTAAGCTTACGTCCTTTTGCTTTTGTAAATACACCCACACAAAAAGTAAATAAGTCATCGAGTGGTTCTGGCCCAGAAGCTCTACCGCCAAAAGTTTTTAGTCTAGCTCCGGCAGGTCTTACTTTACTTAGATCCCATTTAGGAACTTTACCTGCATAAAGTAAACTAATAAGCTCTCTAAATGCAGACGACCATCCTATCTTACTATCTGCAACTACAATCATCGTATCTGTTGGATGAAAAGACTCAGCAACCTCTGGTAGTTTATTGATAAAGTTTCTTTCTACACTAAAACCAACACCAGTTCCGCACATAAGAACATACATAAGTTCATCAAAAGACCTTGGAGAATCTATATGTAGATAACTACAGTTAAATCCTGCTACATTATCTCTATCTAAAGCTTCTCCGGCTGTCATAATACAACGCATAGACGGCATAACGTCTAAGTCATATACTGCTTTATATATCTTTTCACCTTCAGCTACAGTTATCTGCTCTCTGTCTCTCCAGAACTGCACATAACGATAGACTGTTTCTGCCCATGTCTCTCTTCTCTTTTGTTCGGGGAGCCATCTAGCGTATCGACTTTTATGTATAAACTCTTGATACTGATCCATATTAATTTTTACCTCTCAATAGCTTTATCATTTTATTTAAATACCAAATAGTTTTTTCTGCATTTTCTATAGGATCGCCCTTACTGAACAGCCTAGATCCTGTATACTTTAACACGTTACCATGACAATATCTAATAGCATGGTCTACTCCTAAAACATCTACTATGTAATCAATAGTTTCAATATCCCCTTTATTGTAATGAGGTGGATGATTTACTGATTTATTCCATTTTAATTTATCCCATTCTTCGGGAGTAGCGTCATCTATACTATTTCTAGCCATATCGTTTTTCATCCTCAAGTAAGTTTCTATTTCATTCGACATTAAAACTCTCTCTTTTTTCTGTGTTTATCCAAGCACTAGGTATGCTGTCTTCACTAAACCACTTAAATCCATTAGCTGTAGCCCACTCCCCATGACTTCTTTTAGTGCCATCTTTTCTTCTTTTAGCTTGAGGCATAGGAGCATTAGGATTTGCAAAAAGAAAAACTAATTCTTTGTTTTCAGGAAGAACCTTTTTAATCCATACGTATTTACTGTACTCAGCATAGTCCCAAAATCTACCTTTAGCTTCAAGTAAAATAGTCTTAGCTCCTATTACTTTTGTAAAATCAGGTTCGTAAGAGTGTTCAACAATATAATTAATTTTATCAACATGAAACTTCCAAGAATCTAAAATGCCAGTATGTAACTCATACTCCCAATTAGAGTCATATCCTTCGATTAAGTTTTTTTCTACTGGTCTTTTAACCCTAGGCTTTCTAAGACCTTTCTTTATTTTATTTTTCAATGAAAGGTAACCTTAGATTTTTTTTCTATTTCTAACTCAATTAATTGTTTTAGTGTCAACCATACTTCTACAGCTACGTTATCTACATGACCGTTATCAACTATCATCCAATGACTCAGAGAATATAAAGAGTCTTGTAAGTTTACTTTTTGTTCGCTATCCATTCTATATCCTGTAAAGTTATAGACTCTATAGCTTTATGCGGAAACAATTTAATTAGTTTTTTAATTTTATTTTTAATCCATTTAGGATTATAAGAATTTAAATGTACGGTTCCATTAGCATAAAAGTGTGTTTGTTCAGGCACAAAATTTAAACAGTTATTTATAGACAATTTATCTAATTCTTCTGGCGGTAGTAATGTACTTAACCATTGAACTAAAATAACTTTACAATGTTTAACAACTCTTTTTGATTTTTTACCATTCATAATATTTCTTCTACTTGCGGTTCTACTTCAACATGAGTTAAGTATACAGTACTATTAGCATATTTAAACCCTCTTAGTCCTTGACCATTGTTAACGTCTTTAAAACAATCAAACTTATAATTACACCAGAAACAAGATTTATGCAGTTTGTAGTTACCTTTTTTACCTTCTGGTACAGGGTCATAACATCTCTCTGGTTTGTCATTTATATCTAAACAAGAAATAAGATTATCTATTTTATTTGTAATATTAGGTTTATCTAGGTCTTCGGGTTGATGTAAACATAACTCTCCTGACTCTTTGTTAATAACTAGAAAGCCACCGTTATTTGTACCTTCTGACTTTTCGTACCCTGCTAGTTGACCAAGATACCCAAAGGGATCATCTTCAGCTAAACGTCCCTGTATAAACTTTTTAAAAGCAAAACCAGATGCAGTTTTAACATCTACTATTTCATTATTTATTTTACAATCTATATGTCCTACTATGCCTTTTACTTTAACTTCTTTTTGTTCGTCAGTAACTTTATGTCCTGCCATTCTAACTAACATTAAAACTATTTCTTCTAAGATATGACCATACAAAAACTTTATTTGTGTGGGGCCATCAATAGAAGACTTAACCAATTCATCTCTTTTTTGATACCAAAGTTGTCGGGCAGGTCTACCAATGTTAGACATTCGCAATGTAAAATTATTATCTCTTTCTGACGGGGTAGCCCAAGCCATCATAGATTCTTTAATTTTAGCTAAAGTATTGTCTATATCTTTTTCTGTTAGATTTATAGGCTTACCTTCAGATATTTTTTCTAATTCTTTATATATGTCAGGAACTAAGTTTTTTAATTCTTTCATCTTTATGCTCTACAAATCTACATTGTTTAGAATTAGCATTGAATAATACTATAACAACACCGTCTTCTTTTTGTTTGTCAGTTCTACTATTCTTTATGTGTTTCCTTCTTGTAGACTTAACATCTATAAGTTTTATTTCTTTATCTTTGATGGCTACTAAGTCTATATATCCACTACCCCCACAATTTTTAAATACTTCGTATCCTTGATCCCACAACCAAGTTACCGCGTGATACTCGCCAAAGTCTCCTTTTCTTGTTGAATTGTAAGAAGGTCTTTTATCTCCAGATACTTTATTAGTGTGTTTCTGACCAGTTGTTTCCGACATTGTACTCCCCATCTAAGGGACAATTTAAGTTTAAAGCACATGTAGTTTCTTTTATAGAAAGTACCCCTAATCTTCCAACTTCATCTGCTATGTCTTCTCTAACTTCTAATTGCCATTCGTCATGCACGTTAGCTACAAACTTAGCATCATAATCACCTTTAATTAGTTTATCATTAAAAATAATTAAAGCTTGCTTCATAACTATAGCACCATCACCTTGCAACAAAGTATTAAGTGCAGAGTGTGGTGAACGAACAGTTAGTTTTCTTCCATCGATTGCTTTGATAAATCCTTTTGTAGCTTCTCTTGATACTCTGTCCTTAACTGCTTTAAATGCAGGGACACTAGCAAAGAAGCGTTGTTTAAGTCTTTTACCATCTTCTCTGCTTCCTCCAACCACAGCCCCAACCTTTGCGTCTCCTGCTCCGTAGCAGACGGAGTATACGAAAGTTTTAGCCTGATTTCTTGATTCAAGTCCTGCAAATTTTTGATTAGCGGTGTGTATGTCTCCATTAAGAATTTCATTTATGTACTCCTTATCATTCATATGATGAGCTAACATCCTTAATTCTAACCCTGATGCATCAATACCAACTAACTTGTAACCATCAGGAACAATCCAACAACTTCTACACTCTGCACCATAGGGTGAAGAACAACTTGGAATCTGGGCGGTGTTGGGATAAGAATGTGTCATTCTAGATGTTATTGCTCCATTAGAGTTAACAAATCCATGAATGCGATTGTCCTCTTTTACTTCTTTCAACCAAGAAGTTATTTGAGCAATCCGTTTTTGTAACATTAAATACCTCGCTATCATAGATGCTTGAGGTATATCTTTAACACTTGTTAAGGTTATTTCATCTACTACAGGCTGTCCTGTTGGGGTAAACTGAGTAGGCTTCCATCCAAAATTTATAAGGTATTCACCTATTTGTTTTCTAGATCCTAAATTAAATTCTGTAAATGTTTTTCTTTCTATTGGTCTTTTATATAACTCTAATTCTGCATACTCTTTGTCTGTTAATCTCACACCAATACCATCTTGATCTACAGCTAATCTAGAAAACTCTCCTGTTTTTGTGTACTTAAAATTAAGAGTTTGCACAGTTACAGTAGGTTTAAATT